CTGACATTGAACAAAGAAAGTAAGGTTATAAAAAAACATGTGAAAGTTGAAAAAGAGACATGGATTGATTATGAGTGGGGTGAAAGCAAAAAATCTGAATAACAAGATGATAACATGTTTAAGAAAATCAGATCAATAATAACAGATGTTTATAATTATTAAATATAAGGCTTGTACACACAAATGTGCACACGAAAACGAATAGACGTTAGATTGCCTCAACAGAAAATTAAATTAATTAGGGATTATTGCCTACAAACAGAGCAGACGTTTACGTCATATTTAGAATGTGCATTAGATTTTCAAATGCGTAGAGATAAAATAAATGAACAAACAAGATGTATAAATACATGGGGTGATGATATAGAACAAATGCCCCTTAATCCAGAACATGAGGAGGTAGAAAATGAATAATTTTAAAAGAGTTTCTGCAAAGAATTTGTTTAATGTTTTATTAATAATTGCTATTCTTTTTGTTATGTTGCTACTTCTTTTCAGACGAGTAAAGGCAGAGGAAACAAGCTACAATATTGAAAATGGGAAAGATTACATATTGACCATCATTGACACAGAAAATATAAAATCAGAAGTAGAATATATTCTATACAAATGGACGCAACCAACTGGGCTGATATTGATTGCTTTAGAGGATTCGACCTATATTGAAAAAGCATTACTTGATACACGTTTTTATGTTACGGCCAGGTATAAAAACAGAACTGCTCAATCTGCACCAAGCGATACAGCTTGGGTTAAAGTTTATGGAGAAGGCGATGTTTCTCCATCTTTACCGCCCTCGGATACAACCATTATTACTGAAGGTTTACTGTTCGCCGAATATCGCATTATGGATATTAGAAATAGTGTGGACGGTTGGCATAGTGGAATAGATGGGCAGGGATGGTTAGCACAAGGATCAAGTATAAGTATTATGTTGTTGAATACTATCACAAGCCCATATCGAATTACGGTTAGTTCCACTGGTCGCTTGCAAGTTTATTTCGGGGGACAATGTGATACATTGCAAACGTTTAATCCAGAATCGATTGATTTTAATTCGGGTGGTGGGGACAAGGAATTAATCATAACTGCTTTGGGAAATACAGAGTTTAAATATGCTATCCCAGGAGAAAAAACAGTAAGGATAGAGGCAATCCCAAAAGCAGTAAACATATTAATCGACAAGGAATAAATTATGGAAATGATACGATATACAAAAAAGCAAATTGATAAAAATCTCCTTGCTTATTTGGCCATATCAAATGTTGAAGAATGGCTTGGTACGATTGATAGAAAAATGGAAGGTGCAAAAAATGAGATTGGTAAAGCAATAAGCTATATTTGGAACAATCAAGATGAAGATGCTGTAGCTCATTTGGTAAGAGCAAAAGAGTTTTTAAAATGATTGCAAGGGGAAGAAGATTCAAAAGAATTGATCATCTGAAAAAAGCTCAAAAAGAGCAAAGGAAAAGATTTTTTGTTGATGTAATAAGAGAGGGATTAAAAACAAACGAAATTATGAAGAGATTTAAGTCTACCAATCTGGTAGGTGGGGATAAACATCAATTACAATCATGGATCAAGTTTTATAGAAATGAAATCAAGGAAGGGAATGTAAAATGAGGTAGAAAGTTTGGAATATACCAAAAACTGATTTTAAAAAATTCTTGACATATCAAAACTTAATTACTATATTGTGGAGTAGAATGGTTTCATGTAAGGTGAATTATGTCTGCTTCTTCGGAAAAAAGCAAACCTAAGAAAAAAAAGAAAAATTTATTTAAATTGGGTATAACTTCTACTGGTAGGCCGCCTAAATATAAAACCCCCGAAAAATTAATTAAAAAAATAGAGCAATATTTTAATCAGCTTAATAAAGATGAATCTATGACTATTACTGGGCTGTGTCTTTACTGTGGTTTTGAGTCAAGACAATCTTTTTATGATTATGAAAAGAAGAAAGAATTTTCTTACACTATAAAAAGATCGAAAATGATTATTGCAAGCCATTATGAGAACAATCTAAATGGTCGATATGCGGCGGGTGCTATCTTTGCATTAAAGAATTTTGGATGGACAGATAAGCAGGAAATTGAGCATAAATTTGAAGATGGGGTAGTAATTATTGGATGTTCCGCAAGAAATAAAAATTGATTTATGCGAAGAGCAATATGCTTTTGCAGTAGACCCGTGGAAGTACGGGGGCTTCTTTGGGGAGTATGGAAACGGCAAAACATTAGCTGCTATAATACTTGCGAATCGATTGAGTAAGATTTCTAAAAATGTAGGGATGGTTTTGCGAAAGACTTGGGGTGATAATAGAGATACGACTCTGAAACAGTTCCACGATTTTTTACCTTCCTGGGAGCAGTATTATAGATCGAGTGAACACGTACATAAGTTACCTAATGGGTCTACTATTTATTGGCGTGGAATGGATCGAGTTGGTAGAGTTTTGCAGTTAAATAATTATAATCTGGGATGGTTTTGGATTGAACAGATGGAGGAAATGTGGAGTGCTGAGGTTTGGAACACTTTAGAGGGTCGGTTGAAATTAACTAATATTGAGCTAAAAGGATTCGGGACTGCTAATCCAGCGGGTCATAATTGGTGCTGGCAAAAGTTTATTTCACCGCAGAGCAATTCTATTTACAGATATTTTCAGCCCCTGCCTCGATGGAATAAAGCGAATCTGCCTGAGAATTATTATGAAGAAAAAGAAAAGAACTGGCCGCCTCAAATGGTGGCGAGGTTTTTAAATGGGAAGCATGAAGGATATGAAGGATTGCTCTACTCAAACTTTAATAGAAGAGTCCATATCCATTCGTATTCAAAAGATAATTTACAACAAGTACAGACGGAACTTTGCCGTCCTGGGACTTATTGGGAGTTTCAAGATTACGGTCTTTCTGATGCCAACGCTATGGTCTGGTTGTGGGGATGGATGGGATCAGATGGAATATTAAGGATCATCGATGAGTTTTACAAGAAAGGATGTAAGCCGGATGAGGCCGGACAGGCCGTAAAGGCTACCCGTGCTAAGTGGGGAATAGAGGGTCTGATAAAAAAGACTATTGCCTGTCCCAGAGCTTTTCAGCATGAAAAAGATGGGACGACCCCGGCTGATTATTTCAAGTCCGAATATGGCATAATCTTATCACAGAATCCGGTTCAATTTGAAGTCAGGTACCCGCTTGCTTACCAGAAATTGGATGATGAAAAAATCGAGATATCAGAGAATTGCCCGAATCTGATTGCTGAGATGGAGTCTCTTACGTGGGAGAATTTGAAGAGCGCAGACGATCATGCAGTGGAAGCTTTTGAAAGGGGAGTCGCAAGAGTCTTTAAGCCAGTAGGCGATATCACTATGAGAAAAACGGTTGATATTGAGAGGCATAGAAAGCGGAGCGAGTCATTTGAAACCGCTGGATTGATGCAGGAGGATTTTTGAAGATATTTGATAATTATATCGATAAGCTCGTCCAACGAAATCTCGCTGAACAGAGAAGATCATCTAAAGCGAAAGGCGAGGTCGGGACGGCCAATTTCGGTGGATTTATTCAAGGCGAGGAATTCAATGCTGAATGGAAAGATATCAAAGCTGTTGAGAATGCTGATAAAATGAGACGTACTGATGCTCAGGTTAATGCTTCATTACTGGCCGTTGAGTTGCCTATATTATCTTCTACATCTCGGATAGAGCCAGCGTCTCAGGACAATATCGATTTGAAGATTGCAGAGTTTATCAATGTTAATTTATTCATGAATAGGAATTTTACTTGGAATTATTTGTTGAGACATATCCTCAAGTATTTGCAGTTTGGGGCTTATGTATTCGAGAAAGTTTATGAGGTTGTTGACAGTCAGATTTATATTAAAAACATATCACCGAGACTACCTAAAACGATAAGGAGATGGAATCAGAATGATGATGGGACTCTGAAAGAAGTCGAACAGTTCGCTACAAGGCCTGATGGTAGTTATGGTACATTTACAATCCCTAATAAATTTCTTGTATTGTTTACGAATAATCAAGAAGGCTGGAATTGGACGGGTACTTCGATTCTCAGGAATGCTTACCGGAACTGGAAAATAAAAGATACATTGATCCGTATAGATGCAATGAGACATGAAAGGCAGGGTCTGGGGATTCCTATATTTACACCCCCGGAGGATGCGAAAACAGAGGATATTGAAGCTTGTGAAAAAGTTGGTGAGACATTAAGATCACATGAAAAATCATATATTATTAAGCCTCATGGCTGGGATGTTGAATTTGCTGATTTAAAAGTATCATCATTAACCGATATTATACCATCGATTAAATTCCATAATACAGAAATCAGTTCAAATATTTTGGCTCAATTTATGGATGTAGGTAAAACTGATTTTGGTTCACGTGCATCTATCCATGAATTAAAAGAGAATTTTTTCTTGTCTTTACAATCTACGGCGAATTATATCGAGGATATTTTTAATGAGGGTATGGAAGGCCGTTTACTGATCAAAGAGCTTGTGAGTTTTAATTTCCCGAATGTCGATCAATACCCGAAATTAAAATTTTCAAAGATTGCTAACATTGATTATGAGAAGGTGAGTATCTATTTAAAGAATCTGGCTGACAGTGGATTTGTATGTCCGAGGCTGGAGGATGAGGTTCATATACGAGAGGAATTTGATTTACCGGAGGTTGAGGAAAAGAAAGAAAAGCCAAAAGAGACTAAGCCGGAAGTTAATACTCATGAACATAGTTATAAGAAGATGTCTGAACGATACTGGCGGACTCTCACATCATTAGAAAATAAGATCGGGTTAAAAGAGATTGATAATAGTATGCGTGATTTTGAGGCAGAGTTGATCGAGGTTGTTGAGAAGCATAGAAATTTTATGACTAAGGAATTGGCCAGGGAGGGAATCAGGCTGTTGAATAGGAGGCTCTCTTTAAAAGCTTTTACCAAAAAGACTATCGAGATTAAGATATCTGGCAAGGCTCGGATGGCAAGGGAGATTTCAGGCAAATTGAAAGACATTTATCAATATGGCCGTGATACTGTCAAGAGTGAATTGAAAAAGATTACGAAATTGCAGGAGCCGGGCGTGCCGATTATTGAGGATGAGCAGGAGAGTAAAAAGGCCGCTGTACCCTGGGCTGAGTTATCGGTTGCTTCGTTGACTACTATTTTACATAACGAATGGCGTAAGGAATTGATGAGACAGAAAAGTCTGGGGTTTGTGAATAGTGATTTATTAACTGATAGTATGGAGGCTTTAAAGAATACAGTTTTTAAAAGGGAGATGATCGAGAAGGCAAGGGGGATGTTTGGCATAGGTCGATCTGCGGAGGCTATGAAGCAGGACGTTAAGAAAGTTATCCGATCTGAGATTATGGATGATAAGATATGCAGAGCTTGTCGTCCTATTGATGGTAATGAATTTACTACTGATGATCCGCTTTGGTCAAAGGTCGCAGGGGGTCCTTACCGGAATTGTGAGGGTGGGGATGCGTGTCGAGGTATTAATATTTTTGTGGAGTGAGTGATGCCGCTACCCAAACCAAACCCAAATGAGAAAGAAAGCGATTTTATCAATCGGTGCATGAGTAATGATTTGATGAAATCTGAATATGCCGACATTGAACAAAGGTCGGCTGTATGTTATAGTCAATGGAGGCGAAAAGAGAAAATGAATGAGCCAAGAATGATTATTGCTTTAAGTGAAGTTGATCTTAGTGAAATTACTTTTATTTATTCGGGGAGTTTTGATCATTATAGATACGGCAAATTTAAGATCACGGAAAAAGATATTGATAATGGTATTAATAATTTCAATAATGGGATTGGGGCTCGAAAAGATGATAAAGGTAACAATGTGCTTGTTGGTAATTATGATCACCCAACCGGCGCCAATACTGATCCTGAACAAAATAAAAACAGTGGTATATTGAAAAAGGTATTTAAAAAGGATGGTGTTGTAAAAGCTATTGTGGAATGGACTGATAAAGCAAAAGAGTATATAAAGAAAAAAGAATTTTTATGGATCTCCCCAGAGTTTAAGGAGGATTGGAAAGATGAGAATGGTAAGATGAGGGGATTTACATTTTTGGGGTTTGCGTTGACTAATTACCCCTTTTTAAAAAAGAACCAATTAGCTCTTGCTCTCACTGAGGATAGCCGGGTCATATTTCAGGAACAGACTTTCGAATGTGAATGTATAAAATGCGGATGGAAGGTTACTTCTAAAGAGCATTGTAATGATATAAAATGCGATAAATGCGGGGGTCAAATGAGAAGAGTTGAAAGGCCTGGGCCGGGACAGGCTAAAGATTTTGTTAAATGGACTACTGCATTTATTAATGATTTACCCGATTCAAGTTTTGCGTTTATCAAGTCAGGGGGCGAGAAAGATGAAGGGGGGGGAACCAAGCCTCGTACATTGAGATTCTTACCATATAAAGACGCGAGCGAGAAAGTGGATTTACCTCATTTAAGGAATGCGCTTGCAAGTTTGAATCAAACCAAATTAACGCCGGAAGAGAAATCAAAAGCGAAAAAAGTTTTGATAACTGCGGCTCGAAAAGCCGGGATCGGTGATTATTCAGAAATGGAGGTACAGATCATGGATGAGAAAAAATTGAGAGAAATCCTCAAACTTAAAGAGGATGATGATATCGAAAAAGCTGTCCAGACTTTATCGGATGAGCATAGTACGGTCAAAAAGAGTAAAGAGGAATCCGATACCAAATTGAAAGAGGCTACCGAGAAGATCAAGTCTCTTGAAACAGATAATAAAAAGCTCAAAGATGGATCGGATGGAACTCATACTTTGACCGATGAGGAATTCGAGAATATGGGGAAAAATGAGAAAAGACTTCTCGAAATTGAAAAAGATCGTGCAAAAGAAAAAGCCGAATATCTGGTTGATAATCTTATAAAAGAAGGTAAAATACTTCCCGCACAAAGAGAAAGTACTATCGGTATGGTGCTACGTGATCGGGATGGTTTTGAGAAATGGGCGAAAGATGCCAAACCAGTGATCGGTTTTGAGGAACAAGGTTCGGGTGGAACAGGTGGAGAGGGCGAAGATCCTTCGAATATTTATAACGATGCTATTAATGAGAAAGCTACGGAAAAGGCAATCAGTTTTGATGATGCGAAGGCTCTCGTTGACAAAGAAAATCCAGAACTACTCAAAGCCTATCAGGAATCAAGAATGGGCGAAGAATAGTCTGGTTTAATTATTAATTAAAGGGAGGCTACTCATGGGAGTACCAAAATCTACTTATGGACAGGATGCCTCTTTTGCCGTGACGAGTGATTTATCAGGTAGCCAGTTTCTGGGTGTGAAGGTTAGCTCTGGTGTTTTGACTACTACCCATACAAAAGGGAATGCCATTATTGGTATTCTTCAGGATAAGCCTAAGGGCAATGTTGATCCTGATGTTGGGCGAGTTCGTGGTTTTGGATTTACCAGAGTAAAACTCGGTGGTGCTGTTTCAGAAATGGATCAGCTTGTAGTTGACACTGATGGTTATATAATCACAGATGACACAGCAAATCAGTTTGTTATCGGTATCGCTTTAGAGGATGGCGATGACAATGATATTATAGGGTGCTTACTTACTATGTCACCCACTTTGACCGCATAGGGTCAGGAGGATTATTATGTCTTTATCACGTGTGAAAATGAGACAAGTCGATCCCTACCTGACTACGCTAATGGTTGCTTATGCAAACAGGCCGGATACTTTTATTGCAAATCAAGTATTGCCATTTTTGAATACCGGCGGCAAACGGTCAGGGAGATATCGCAAATTTACAAAAGAAAATTTCAGAAATTATGAAGATAAACGAGCACCTTCAACAATGGGCAACAAGATTGAATTCGATCTCGATACCGATGGTACATTCAAGTTGACAGATCGGAGTTTGTGGGATGGTATCGATGATACGATCCGCCAGGAATTCATGGGAGAGTTGCCAGTTGAAGAAATTACATCTCGCTTTCTGGTTGATTCCCGGATGGTTGCAAGAGAAAAGAGGGTTGCGAATTTAGTTCAAAGCGGGACATATTTAACAAATTATTCTGCTCTTACTTCAAATGATCGATGGGATGTTTATACATCCAGCTCATCGAATCCCAAAGAAGATATTAAAACCATGAGGCAGTCAATTTGGGCTGCTACCGCAACGAAAATGAATACGATTATCATGGGATATCAGGTATTTGATGCACTTCAACTTCATCCATTGATTTTGGAAAGTGTTAAATATGTAATGGCTACCACGAACAAGAATATGACTGCGGAACTTCTCGCATCTTATTTTGGTGTTGAAAAGGTTCTTGTCGGTTATCCTTTAGTTATCACAACCGATGAAGGTCAGTCTATTACTCTGGCGGCTATTTGGGGAAAGAATGTAATTGGTGCTCATATTGAACCGAAGCCTACTAACATGACACGGACTCTGGGTTTTACTCCGACTACGAAAAAGGGCGGAGCAGGGCATGAAATGCTCAGCTATTATGATAATGATCGAGAAAGCCAGATCATTAAAATTCGTGCCGATGAGAGTGAAGAGCTTGTGGATGTTGAATGTGCTTATTTGTTCAATACGGTTATATCTTAATATTTGCCCCTAAGATGGATCTGTGGGGTTGGTTTTGGGGTTTGTACCAGCCCCACATGATTTAATATTTAAGGGATTATAATTGTCATTGTCGAGAGTTATGATCAAACAGGAGGATGAACCGATGAAATATCAAGTACTGGGACATATTCAGCACAACAGGAAACATATAGAAAGTGGAGTTGTTGATTTGTCCAGGCCAGAGTCTGAGCTTGTGAAGATGGGTATTTTAAAACCTGTCAAAGACTCTGCGAATAAGACTTCCAAAAAAGGAGGTAAAAAAGATGCGAAGAAATAGTTTATTTATTATGCTGTTGTTAGCTGTATTGTTACCCATAACAATATCAGCACAACAGATATTTCAAGTTCCTGTTTATTTTTGGAACGATGTTATATTGGAACAGGGGTTTGTTACCGGCGAAAGTGCGAACGGTGCTGATGTAAAATTCTGGGGCGCTACTGCTGGTAATTATGTTCTTTATGATGCGAGCGAAGATTTGTTCACCGTTGTTCAAACAAATGATAATACTTCGGGTACTGAGGTGGGAGCAACCGTTACTTTAACTCAAACCGGTGCAGGTGCGATTTCAGAGGGTTTTTATTCTAAAGTTATTGCAGATGTTCAAACCGGATCGTGGGTCAATGGCATTGTTGGACGTGTCGATTATAGTACCGGATCAACTGGCGATGCTGGCGGCGGAATGGCTGCGGCGATTTGTGCTGAGTTAAATTTACCGGCAAGAACGCCCAGCGGCGGAGCTTATTATGCGATAGATTTGGAGATTGAAGCGCCGGAAAATTTTTCCTCGCTTACCAGCCCAACCACAAGACCTATGGCTTTTATGCGGACAGGGCTTTGGGGTAACACTACGGCTGCCGCTGATTGGGAGGATTACGGTTATATTTTCCATTTCGACGATATAAACGATTTGACTGGCAATGTATGGTACGATAATACATTGAGAGTTCTGGTAAATACGACTGCTTTTTATATCCCCCTTTCTGATGCACAGGGAGAATATTCATCCGCCTATCCTATTGATATCTCTAATGCAACCAATTCAACCAGTCCAACGGTTGGGTCAATTCAGACAGACGGCGGACTTGGCGTTGTTTTAGATTTGTATGTTGATGGGACATCTAATCTTGACAATACAGATATAGATGGAACATTCGCCGCAGACGGAACTACATTTGATGTAAATAGCACCACTACGGTTACAATTGATAATACCAATACAAGTAATGGTGTTGTGATAAATGCGGTTACAAGTGGGAGCCCAATATCTATCGGACATACAACTTCAGAAACAACCGTTAATGATAATCTAAGCGTTACTGGTGATCTCGCCGTTGAGCTTGTAGCAAATCTGGACAATACCGATATAGACGGAACAATTACAGCCGATGGAACTGCATTTGATTTTAATGCAACTTCGACTTTCACTATGGACAACACAAATACAACCAACGGAATCGATATTAATACTGGTACAGATGGCAGTCCTGTCGATATTGGACATTCAAATTCAGAAGTGGGGATTGGTGATAATCTTACCGTTTCTGGCGATGCCGATGTGGTTGGCGCATTGACAGGGAATACGATTGCTTCCGACGCAACGGTAGTAGCTGCCTCTACAATGAGTACGGGTGCAAACAGCGGAACATCCGGTCAAATCACATTTATCGCAAGCGATAATGATCAGGGAACTGTAACGATCAATACTTCTGATAATTTAACATTTGCTGGTTTTACTGGTGGTGTTGATGTTAACGGTGATTTTACTACGGGGACTATTGAATCTGATGCAAATGTAACCGGAGTCACAGGGATATTTACTCAGACTGCTGAAGGTGTATCTCTTGACATAGGTTATTCGGCGACTGCTCAAGTGACCGCAACAGGTATCATTGATGTAGTGAGAACTGGCGACATGACAGGGATCGATGCTGAAGTTTATTCCGATATTAATATCTTGCCAGATTGGACATTTACCGAACCCGGTGGCGGAGAAACCACTACTATTTATGGTGTGAATATTGATATGACCTCAATGGAAACCACTGCCGGTGATGGAACATCCATAGTTGCTGCATTAAATCTTGTAGCTGATACGGATGGTGATGCCGGTACACAATTAGCACTCCAAATTTCAGGTAATACAGCAATATTGGATGATAATACATTACGTCTCGGATCCACTGATGGAGTAGCAACCAGAATCTTGCTCGAATTTGATGAAACTACGACAGGTATTGGTCAGATTCAACTCGGCACAAGTGCAACTCCAATGGTACTAAATACAAATCCGGGCGGTGCAGTTAATGCAATCGAAGTCAATGTAACTCATTCCGCCGGTGCTGGTGATGGTACTTGGCAAAAAGGTGTTTATTCGGGTATGATCATTAGCGGGACTGGTGATTCTGGAAGTAGTATTTCAGCAGTTAATGGGTCTGTAAATTCGTCGGGTGCGA